AACCTTCAAGCGTCTGGTAAGCAAGCTGCATAACATCAACTATGCTGATACTCGCATCATGATGGTAGCAGAAAGCGAGCTGCACCGCACCAACATTGAGCGTGAGATCCTGCCGGCCATTGCCGAAGCCTTTGAAGTTACCAGCATTCGTGTCGTAACCCAGGGCTAAAAAAGGGCCGAAAAACTTTTTTAAAGTTTTTTCGAAAAAGGTGTTGACAAAAGCTTGATGATGCCTTATAATAATATTCGTTGCTGATGCACAAAGCACCAACAACAAAATGTCGGGGCGTGGCGCAGTTTGGTAGCGCGCTTGTTTCGGGTACAAGAGGCCGTGAGTTCGAATCTCGCCGCCCCGACCAAATTTAAAGCTTAGGAACCGCATGTGAGTGCGGTTCTTTTTATATCTGGTGTGATTTTGCACAAGAATCTTTGTGAGAATTGTACTTGACTTTAAGAAATAAATATGGTATAATACCTTTTGTATTCGGGGTGTAGCGCAGTTTGGTAGCGCACCTGCCTTGGGAGCAGGGTGTCGCAGGTTCGAATCCTGCCACTCCGACCACTATTTGCGGGTGTAGTTTAGTGGTAAAACCTCAGCCTTCCAAGCTGATGTTGTGGGTTCGATTCCCATCGCCCGCTCCACTAATTTTACAATATGGTTCAGTAGCTCAGTTGGATAGAGCAACGGCCTTCTAAGCCGTGGGTCGGGGGTTCGAATCCCTCCTGGATCACCAATGCAACAAACGCCGTAACCACAAGGGTTGCGGCGATTTTTTGTGCAAAAAAACGGCTGATTTTCCATTGCTAAAACATCAAGTTTTTAGCGGTAAAAATCAGCCTTTTTTATTCGCGTTGGCCCCAGCGTTGGCCCCAACGGAATGTATCTATATAGCATAAATTTTTTCTATGATGTTAGGAATCTCTTTGTCGTAGTCCGGAATGGCGTGGCTGTAGAGGTTCAGCGTGTGGCTTATTTTGCTGTGCCCCAGACGCTTGGCGACTTCAGCGATGGATACGCCTTCTGCGAGAAGCTGCGTCGCCATCGTGTGGCGCAGAACGTGGAAGTTCTTGTGCTCGATGCCTGCCAGCTGCAGGACGCGCTTCCATATACGTTCCATATTACGCGGGCTGTACGGCGTGCCGTTGCACGTATGGAAGGTATAGCCGTCGAAAGAACGCACCTTGTCAGCGCGCACAGCGGCCTTCAGGATGCTTTCGACATTGGACGGGATAGTTATCCTGCGTTCGCCTGCTTCTGTCTTAGTCGGCATATCTACGAGCTTTCCTTTGACGTATTGCAGGCTGTTGTCTATGAATATATAGCCTTTGCCGATATTCTTCGTCTTCAGGCCCAGAAGCTCGCCTAAGCGTGCGCCGCTGGTGACTGCGAGCAGGAAGAAGGGATAATATTTTTCGTAATACTGGTCCGTGTAGATAGTGTGCAGGATAGTATGGATTTCTTCCTTGGTGAAGACCTGGACTCTTACCTTGGGAACCGGCGGCGCTTCTACGGCCAGCATGAAATTTTTCGCCAGCAGGTCAATAGCGCAGGCCTTGGTGACCGCAGATTTCAGCAGCTTATGAATTTTGTTTTTGCTGCTGGGGCTCATCTCCGGCAGCTCGTTGTAGAACTGCTGGATGTTGTGGGCGGTGAGCTTTTGCAGGGGCATGTTGGCGATGGGGGCAAGGTATGCGGCAGACTGCATATAGCGCTCCAAAGTTTTAGGACGCACCTTGGGTGCCTTATAGGTCTGCAGGAAGTCGAGCATCCAGCTGCCTAGGCTGATGCTGTTAGGCTGGACGTAGGTGTTTTTGCTGATATCTGCCTGAAGGACTGCCAGCCATTCCTTCGCTTCCTTTTTGGTTTTGAAGCGCTGCGAAAGACGCTTGCCTTGCGGATCAGTGAAGCGTGCGCGGTACATTTTGCGGTCGGCCTCGAAGCTGATGCTGCCTTCACCGTTGGATTTTTTGTTTTTAGCCATAAAAAATCAGCTCCTTTCATTTTTTGAGCAGAGCTGATATAATAAAAAGGTGATCAGCTCTTATTGGTATTGGGTTGATAATTGCGGCTGCGTGCTGGTAACACGTTCCGCAGGTCCCTCGGTGCTGGTAACACCGGGGGATTTTTTGTATTAGTTAAGATTGAGCGAGAAAACAAGAAGGGGTTAACTTATTTTTTTCTTGCTTGCAGACTACAGATAATGTTATAATAATTGACGAGTACACCTATTTTTATACGATGTATTTAACCATTAATAGAAGTGGAGGTGTTTATATGGCTAAAATACAGGCGTTTATTGCTACGGTAATGTGCGGATTTTCCACATTTACGGTTGTCCCAGCAAGCAATTATTTTAGACACATACCTCTGGATTCAGGGAGTATAACGAATGAAGCTTGGCAGATGACCGGCTCCAATTTGAAAGATGCAATGGACAAGGTTGGTGTTCAAGTAAATGGCAAATCAAAAGGCTAAAAATTTGACAAATCAGCATACACAAGCTGCAATTAAACAAGATGATTGTAGTATTCAGGCTGGAATTTTTCAAGGCCCATTACCGCATCCTAGTATCATGGAAGGTTATAGGCGTTTAGATTCAAGTTATCCTGAAAGGATAATGAAGGATTTTGAATCCAATTCTGAGCATCTTCGCTATATGCAGAGAACTGCTCAACAGGCAGAAATCGATAAGGATAGACGCGCACAATGGATGGCTTATTCCTTAACGATATTTTTGCTGCTAGTCTTGGTGTATGCTATTTATAAAGATAGCTATATTGTAGGTGGCATTGGCGGATTGGCCTTTTTAGGTCTAATAATTAAAAGCTTTGTTGCAAAAAAACAAGGAAATAATTAATCAAAATTTACCGTTCTGCATTAAACAGGGCGGTATTTTTTATGCTATAAACCTATCTCCGCAATACCTTTGTAGCCACTGTTTTGGAATTTGGCAAAATCGAGATTAGTTTTCACGCCTGCGGCAAAGGCTGCATCAGCGAGGGCAACATTATGCTGCTTGATATTGTTTCGTGCTTCAATGCGAGCGTCGATTTCCTTGTTGAAGGCTTCTGCTGCTTCAAGGTCATGAATGCGGTCTGCTCCGAGCTGCGCAAGCCATTGTTTGAATGGTTCAGCTTTGGGCGAGGGAATTGACTGGATAATGCGCAGGATTCCTTCGGTATTGGCGGTTTGTGACTTGCGCATTTTTCCGTCTGGTGCCAGCATTTTAAGTGGGGTACAGATTGTACCCCAGTTGGAATTCAGCTCTGAGTCTCTGGAACGCATTTTCTTTATGTATTGTTTTGTGTCTGCACTATCGGTCAACGCTCCGACAACATCGACAACGGAGAAAAACCATTCTCCGGCTTCGTCGTTCCAAACGGAACGGATTTGTGTACTTTGAAATAATTTTATATCTTTCATGGGAAACCTCGCTTTCTAAATTCTATATTTTATCAGCCTAAACTCTCCACGCCTTCTTCCGCTTTGCGCTGGAGCTTGGCCAGCTTAACGTCTATAATATCGTCTATTTCTTCCTTGCCGTCAGCATCCAGCTGGCGGTATTTTTTTATGTGTGTTTCTTCCTGCTGGGTGAGGGAGAGAGAGGGGGCTTCTGTTTCGTTAGATTCTTCCCACCCCATAATATATGCTGGTGTTGTATTCAGTGCATTTGCAATTTCCATGATTTTTCTTTGAGGCAATAATCTGCCGTCGCTTTCGATTTTATTGATAGATGAACGTGATTTATATCCAACTAATCTTGCTAATTCATCTTGTGACATATTCAATTCTAATCTACGTGCTTTTATACGGTCTCCAATAGTAGTCATTGTGGTCACTCTCCTTTACTTACAGATTCATTGTAACATCATGTAGAAAAAATTGCAACAAAATCACTAAAATTTTGTTGACAAAGAGGAAACAAAGAAATATAATAGGTTTGTAGACAAAACGCCTACAAAGGAGGTGACATTATGACTGATACGGTTAAATTAGAAAAAGCAATCGCAGATAGTGGATTGAAAAAAGCTAGAATTGCAGGGGAACTCAATATTACGTATCAAACCTTAAAACGTAAAATTAATAATGAGGTTCCGTTCAATGCTGGCGAAATTTCTAAGATGTGTGATTTGCTTAGAATCTCTAATCTGAATGATAAGGAAGCAATTTTTTTTGCTCATGATGTAGACAAATAGTCTACAAATACTACGGCGAGTAATTAGAGAGGCTGAGGAAAATTAAAGGAGGTTATCGTTATGCCAATTGAGCTTAGTTATGGAGAGGTCTCGACCGTTTGTCGTGCCCTGCTGCTTAAGGCTGAAGAAGCAGAACGCGATGCGCAGGAATGCGCAAAGCTGGGTGATATGGATAATGATGTTAAGTTTTGGCAAAACAGAGCCAAAACCTACAGAGAAGTCTATGAGAAGGTAGAGGCTCAGCGCTCGCAGCTTCTCATAGATTACGAGCGTGCGCTTGCCGCGCTGGAGGAGAAGACATGACAATAATTATTGTTTTACTGGTAATGACTAACATTTTCACTCTGTATCTGCTTTTGGGAGTCCACTACAGATTTAAAGCTTTGGTTTTGTACATAGTAAAAAAAGGATACACCCCGCCGACCAAAGATGATTTGACGGAATGTATCAAAGAATGTGTAAGAGAAAAGCTTTAACCTTGCGAGGTTAAAGGAAACGGAGGTAACAAAAATGGAAAAAGAAAAAAATCAAGGCACAATTATAAACGTTGAACGCGAAAACGAATCCTTGATGCAAGAAGATGTTGTTTCTGAAGAAGAATTCAAATGCTTCAACGGCATGGGACCGATTTACGGTGAAAAAATAGTAAAAACCGCCCAACAAATTGCAAAAATGCTGGACGGCTTTACTATCGAAGAAGCTAACAGAACCATTGATTTAGCTAGACATGGCTTAAAGTATACTGCTGTTATAAAGCTCAACCCATAAGAGCTTTAGTAATTGCTATTTTAGCAACTTCTTTGCCAATATCAATAATTGAATTTACTGTTTCTACACCAGCCTTTTCGGCAATAGATTTAACTGGCGAGAAATTTTCCTCTTTACGAATATTACCAATAAAATCATGTCCTGAAGGAGTCAAATCTAGAATAACAATAGTCGTGCCATCACTAACAGCAGGATATTCAGTAAGTAGTTTTGCTTCAATGCAATAGCGTAAATGATAAACCAGTGTTTCGTTGGAGTATTTAGACAAAAGTTCCTTTTGTTGGGAATCGGGAACCGGAATTTCCTCATCGGAAACATAAAGATTATCTTTTACCTTATCCACTGTATCTATATCTACGTAAGCTGCAAGTCGTGTGGGTGTAGTAATAGATTCAGCCCAAAGCATAATATCGCGAACACAGTCGATATTCAATTTCATAAAATCACCTCCTTCCAGTGCCTGTATTATAGCACGGAACACGAGGCGATTGGGTAAAAAAGGAGGTGGGAAAGATGGCCGATGTATTGTATATGAGCGTCAAGGAATATGCTGAGCGCGTAGCAGCCAAGGCAAGCACTATCCGTGATATGTGCCGCCGGGCGAAGCTGCCGGCTGTGAAAATTGGCACTGCCTATCGCATAAACGTCAAGCGTGCGGATGCTATGCTTGAAGCACAGATTGACCAGCGCGTTGCGGCTTTTGCGCCGAAGGTAACGCCTAAGGTCTGCATCCGCGGCAAGTCTGCCGGCGGTGATTATCTTGCGCAGCTGCGGGAGATGCGCGAGCGTGTAATTTAGGAGGTAAAACAAATGTCTGAAAAAGTAAGCAAGATTGAAGCTATGTATCGCTTCTACAAGGCCAACCCTGCTGCAAGCAATGGCGAGGTAGGGCAGGCGCTGGGACTTTCCGGCGACATGGTCCGCACGTACAAAAACCGCCTGAAGCGCAACGGCCTTATCTACATCGAGGATGACGGCCGTGTATCGACGGAACCTGAACCTGACTTCTCGAACGTGGAACGCACCTATAAAAGCGATATTTACGTAGAAATGATTGACACGTACATGGGCGATTTCCGCGGTCAGGACACATTCGCAGACCGTTTGGCCGTTGGCCGTGAGATTCGTCTGCTGCTGGAGAAGCTGTAAGGAGGTTGGGATTATGAAAACGTTAAAAATTTTTATGGTGCTGGCGTTAGCGCTGGCAGCACTGATTTTTTGCACCGGCGGACGCGGACTGGCTGGCCGTGCTTATAGCTACATCTGGCCGACGTACAGAGTTGAGCGCGTGTCGTACACCGTGCATCACGGCGATACTCTTTACAGCATCGCCTACATGTACGCGTCTCAGCAGGACCGCTGGGATGACCTGCGCGGTATCGTGATGGATATCAAGCAGGCTAACGGCCTTGGCGATGGCGACGCGTATTGGCTCGATCCGGGCCGTAAAATCGTTGTGCCGCTGCAACGCGAGGTTAAACAATGAGTAGAAAAGAAAATGAGCATTGACGACTGCAATCGCCAATGCTCAAAGAGTGGTTAATTTTCCGAATGAACCACTCTCATTATATACCAAAAGGAGAGTATAGTAAATGATTTTGTATCGTGCGATGAACGCCGCAGAGCTGGCTGCATACACTGCTGGCCAGACCATCAGACCGACAGTAGCAGCTCTGCATTCAAACAACTCGTGGCTGAGCAACATGGTTACCTTCTTCGGTACAGCCAATAACGCTATGCATTGGGCGGCACCGCCGGTTTTAGCGACAGGGCACGACGCGATTGTGGCATTCGAGGTTGTGGATGCTGCTGTGCAGGAAGGCTGGGGAATTTATCCCGACTTCGACGCACCTTTCAATATTGCTGATATGCTCGACGGCCTTATTTACGGGCGCTGCGCTGAGCAGGCTGTAGTCAAGGTGCGCGAATATGGTCTGCCGTGGTACTCGGACAAACATCTGAAAATGATTGACGGGATGTGGATAAAATGGTCTGACAAGTATTCAAGCCAATTTGTCAATGGCAGGGGAACACTGGATGTAAAAAACAGCTATGACGACATCATCGAAAGGCTGGTGAAAGGGAATGAGTATTAAGCGTAAGCATCAGCGCAAAGTCGCTTTCCAGTGCGCCAAGGCCGGCATCAAACCCGCTAAGGTGGTTGCAGACTCGGCAAGCCGTGAAATCATGGCGATCAAAGAGGCCACCACCGAAGTGATGGAGACGTTGCTGCAGGCCATCGGTGTGGTGGTGCTGCGCGACTGGGGCAAGCTGGCCAAAAAGGATACACGCGCTGCGGTGCTGGCCGAGTGCCTGTATTACCGCAGCATCCAGGCTAAAGAGCACAAGTTTAGCGAGGACGAGCTGAAAGCCTGCAATGAGTTTTCCTTGTCTGTCATGGAGATTTGGGAAAGAGAGGAGGCCAAACAAGATGGCAAATAAAGTTATACCGCACGGTGTATACCTCCGCCTTGGCCCGCTGCCGATGGGCATGTGCTGGGACATTGAGATGGTACGCTGGTGCAACTGGCCTACGGGCATCAGCTATGAGGACCATCTGGCAGCGCAAGCGTGCCGCAGCGACACGGAGGAAGCGCCTTAAAAGGTGAACACGGAAGCTGAAACCGTACGAGAAAAACCTCTGTTCAGTATTACAGAAGAGCTTCACCGCGTCCCGAAGTTTATGCTGACGTTAAAAGGAGTAAATTATGAAATATTATAAAGAAACAGTATCATCTAGCCGCTTGGCGTGGTGGAACGGCTTGCCCGAGCGCGAACAAGCCTTGCGCATTTGTCTGTTCCGCTTGCAAAAATGGGATATCCCGGAACATAAAACCTTATTGGCTTATAACAACAGTGCTCGCGCTCAGCTGAAAGAAAACATCCGCATGTTTAAGCTGATGGCTAAGGCCTTAAAACGCCAGCTCCCGGTTAAATCGCAGGCACATTTCATTAAACCTTGCCCGACCTATAGAGTTATCGAGTGGTGCTGTGGTCATTGTCAGCATACTATTCCGGGATATGCAAAATATTGCCCGCATTGTGGCCAACGTACAGACGGTTAAAACAAATTTTTTATAAAAGGAGAAATAGTAATGGATATCAATGTCAACCTGAAAATCACCTTGGAAGAAACCCCGGCGTTGCTTAACTGCCTTGCTGCATTTAGCGAGAGCCTGCAACGTGTCAACGCCATCATCAATGAGCCTGCGCCTGTCGCACAGCCTGTTGCGCCTGCTCCGGTGCCCGTACAAGCACCTGCCGTGCAGACCGCTCCGGCAGCTCCGGTACAGACCGCTGTTCCGGCCGCTCCCGCTCGCGTATACACCCTGCCTGAGCTTCAGGCCGCCTGCGCTCCGCTGATGGATCAGGGCAAGCTCAATGAGCTGCAGCAGGTTGTGGCGTCCTTTGGCGTTAGCAGCCTTTTGGATATCCCCGCGGCACGCTATGGCGAGCTGGCTACCAAGCTCCGTGAGCTGGGGGCAAGATTATGACCGCCCATGCCGTGCTCAGCGCCTCCAGTGCTCACCGCTGGATGAACTGTCCGGGCTCCGTCCTGCTGGAACAGGAGTACCCGGACAGCACCAGCGAGTTTGCCGCGGAAGGCACGCTGGCGCACGAAATCTGCGAGCTGAAGCTGAGAGCTTACGCCATCGAGCCCATGGGCAAGACGGAGTACAACAGCCGCCTTGCCAAGCTCAAGGCTGCCGAGCTGTACAAGCCTGAGATGGAGACGAGCACAGATGTTTACCTTGAATATATCAAGGCCGTCATGCTCAGCTATCCCGTGCAGCCTGCTGTCGTAGCGGAAAAGCGCGTTGACTACAGCGCCTACGCGCCTGACGGTTTTGGCACCGCTGACTGCCTTGTGCTGGCCGGTGACGTCCTGCACGTCATCGACTACAAGCACGGCAAAGGCGTACCGGTATCGGCTGACCATAACCCGCAGATGATGCTGTATGCGCTCGGTGCTGTCAGCGCCTACTCGATGCTGTACAGCTTTAAGGTGGTCAAGATGGCCATTGTGCAGCCGCGTCTCGGTAACATCAGCGAGTTTGAGATGCCGGTTGACGAGCTGATCCGCTGGGGCACCGACACGGTAGCCCCGGCCGCAAAGCTGGCGCTGAGCGGTGAGGGTGGTTATGCTGCCGGCGAGCACTGCCGCTTCTGCCGGGCTAAGTCTGAGTGCCGCGCCCGCGCTGAGCATTATATGCAGCTCAAAGATACCGCTGAGGCATGGGCAAGCTCTAAATCCGCTATCAAGGCATCTGCCTGCTACACGGATGAGGAGCTTGCAGAGTACCTCAAGGCAGGCGATATGCTGGAGAGCTGGTACAAGGATATCAAAGAGCATGCGCTGGCGCTTTGCCTCGCAGGGCAGGATGTCCCCGGCTATAAAGCGGTAGCCGGACGCACCAGCAGAAGCTTTACCGATACAGACAAAGCCTTTGAGGTATTGATGGCCAACGGCGTTGACAAGGCCGTACTGTATCAGTATGTACCGCTTACGCTGGCCAAGACGGAGGAGGCCGTCGGCAAAAAGCTTTTCAAGGCTCTGCTGGCCGACTACGTTGTGCAGACACCGGGCAAGCCTACGCTTGTGCCGGCAAGTGACAAACGCGCTCGCATCACCAACACAGCAAGCGCAGATAATGTTTTTAAGAAATTGGAGGACTAAAATTATGGCAAACCCGACTCAAATCGTACTCGAAAACGTAAGACTTTCTTATGTACACATCTTCAAGGCTTTTTCCAATGATCCTAGCCAGACACCTAAATTTTCTACCACTATCCTGATCCCGAAGGATAACGCTAAGAACAAGGCAAGCCTTGACGCGGCTATCGCAGCCGCAACTGCTGCCGGCAAGATGGGCAAATGGAATGGTGTTGTACCGCCTATCGTACCAAACCCGGTGCATGACGGCGATGGTGTTAAGCAGGACGGTACACCGTTTGGCGCTGAATGCAAAGGCTGCTGGGTGATGACCGCTTCCAGCCCGTCTGACCGTCCTATCGAGGTCGTAGACCGCAACATGCAGCGTATTATCGACGCGACGCAGATTTATAGTGGCTGCTACGCCAATGTCTGCGTTAATTTTTATGCTTATGCATATCAAGGCAAAAAGGGCATTGGCGTAGGCCTCGGACCTATCCAAAAGGTAGCTGACGGCGAGGCGCTCGGCGGTACTACTCCGTCTGCTGATTCCTGCTTCAGCGCTCTGGGCGAGGCTCCGGGTGCAGGCTTCAGCCCCTTCGGCCAGCCTGTTCCGGCGGGCCAGATCAACCCGCTCACCGGCATGCCTATGTAATTTCTAGTTACGGGGGCTTCGGCCTCCGTACTTTTAACGGAGGTAATGGCATATGGAAAAATGCTGTATATGTACACGTGAGACCGAAAACGGTGTTTACATACGCCGTTCCGGTGATGTCGAGGCTTTCTGCCCTAACTGTCTGGCATTTAGCCAAGATGAGCGGGCAAAGTTAGCACGCGACAAGGTTAAAAAGCAAAAAAGAAGCACCCTTAATATCAAGCCTGACGAAAAAGAGGACTGGGCACCTTTTTCCAGCCGCGATAATATAATGGCGACCAAAAAGGTTAGGAGAGTTAGATGAGGCACCTGAACATTGATATTGAAACCTACAGTGATATTGATATCGGCAAGGCTGGACTGTACCGCTATTGCGATACGCCGGCGTTTGAAATCCTGCTTTTGGCTTACGCTTTTGATTTTGGTGACGTGCATGTTGTTGACCTTGCATCTGGCGATAAAATCCCTAGCGATGTGCTGGAGGCTCTCAAAAACCCGGACGTAATCAAGCATGCATATAACGCGGTGTTTGAGATAACCTGCCTCAACAAGGCCGGTATCGAAACTCCTGCCGGGCAATGGCAATGCACAATGCTGCACGGCATGTACCTAGGTTATCCCGCAGGCCTTGCGCGTCTGGGCGATGCACTGGGCCTGCCGGAAGACAAGAAAAAGATGACCGTCGGCAAGACGCTCATCAAGTATTTCTGCGTGCCGTGCAAACCGACCAAGCGCAACGGTAACCGCTCGCGCAACCTGCCGCAGCATGATCCGGACAAATGGGAGCTCTTTAAAGAGTATAACCGCATGGACGTTGTTACGGAGATGGAGGATTACAAGCGCCTGGCCAGCTTCCCGGTGCCCGAGGAGACGTGGCGTGACTGGCTTGTAGACTATGAGATCAACAGCCGCGGCATTGCCATCGATACGGCGCTGGTAAACGGGGCGCTGGCCATCGATGCGGAGCACCACGATGAGCTGTCCCGTAAGGCCGTAGAGCTGACCGGGCTGGAAAACCCTAACAGCCGCGCCCAGCTGCTTGAATGGTTTAAGGAGCATACGGACCTTGAGCTTACCGACCTGACAAAAGCCACGGTCGCGGGCATCAAGACCGATGACGAGACCATCAGCAAGCTGCTGGGCATCCGCAAGGAGCTGGCCAAAAGCTCCGTAACCAAATACACCGCGATGACCAATGCGCTCTGTTCTGACGGCCGTGTGCGTGGCCTGCTGCAGTTTTACGGTGCCAACCGCACCGGCAGATGGGCGGGCAGGCTTGTGCAGGTGCAGAACCTGCCGCGCAACTACATCGAGACGCTGGACGTTGCCCGCGGCCTGGTCAAAAAACATAACCGCGCAGGGCTCAGGATGCTGTACGGAGATGTGGCTGACACGCTCTCACAGCTCATCAGGACAGCGTTTATTGCGCCTGAGGGTAATACGTTATGTGTAGCCGATTTCAGCGCCATAGAGGCACGTGTGCTCTCCTGGCTGGCGCAGGAACAGTGGCGCATGAACGTCTTCGCCACGACCGGAAAAATATACGAGGCCGCGGCATCCATGATGTTCGGCGTGCCGGTAGAAAGCATTAAAAAAGGCAACCCTGAGTATGCTTTGCGTGCAAAAGGCAAAATCGCAGAGCTGGCGCTGGGATATGGCGGCGGACCGGCAGCTCTTGCTGCGATGGGCGCGCTTAACATGGGCCTGACCGAAGACGAGCTGCCGGATATCGTGCGGCGCTGGCGTACTGCCAATAGGCGCATCGTTGACTTCTGGCGCGCTGTGGAGCAGGCGGCCATACATGTTATGAGCACGTCTGAGCCTGTTGGCCTGCCGATTGGTATCATGTTCCGTCGGGAGTGCGACCCGAAAAACGGGCTTGATTTTCTGACGGTTGAGCTGCCGAGCAAGCGCAAGCTTTTCTACCCCGGGCCGTATCTGGCAGAGAACCAGTTTGGCAGCCAGGCGTTGTACTATCGCAGCCTTGTCGGCGCGAAGTGGTGCAATACAAGCACCTATGGCGGCAAGCTGACCGAGAACATCACGCAGGCCGTCGCACGTGATTGTCTGGCCATAGCGCTGAGAAGGCTGGTGGACGCAGGCTACAAGCCTCTGATGCACATCCATGACGAGGTTGTCTGCGAGGTGCCGCTGGAAGCGCTGCATGATGATGAGGTTGACCGCATGAGTGCTATCATGTGTGAGCCGATAGAATGGGCGCAGGGCCTGAAGCTCAATGCGGCAGGCTTTACAAGTCCCTATTACATGAAAGATTAAGGAGACGATAAAATGGAAAATGAACGCATTACGTTCCTGCTGGCGGAGAACAAGAAGCTGGCCAACAGAAACGAAGACCTTGAGAAAGAACTGCTTATCAAAGACGAGATTATCCGTAAGCAGGTCTGCATGATGAGCGAGAACGCTCCGGCCGGTATCCGCTTTGAGCCGGTAAAATACGCTCCTGCTGACACCAAGCTGCCGGAACGCAAGACGAAATATGCGGCAGGCTACGATTTTTATGCGCCGCGCGATATCATTATCCCTCCGCATGGTGACTCCGGTCTTGTGTGGTTTGATGTAAAGGCAGCTATGCCGCACGACATGTATCTGCAGCTGCGCATCCGCAGCAGTCTGGCCGTGCATCATGATATTGTGCTGGAGACCTCCGGCGTGGTTGATGCAGATTACTATGGCAATATCGATAATGACGGAAATATCGCTGCCAAATTCCGCAACCACGGTGATGATTTCTACCGCATCCAAAAAGGGGAGCGCTGCATGCAGGGCATCTTTATGAGATACGGCATTACCGATGATGACCGTGCTGCCGGCATCCGCGGCGGCGGTTACGGCTCTACCGGGAAATGATGATGGCTAATAATATGGATGCTGCTGATGCGCTGGCTAAGCAGCGCCCCGCGCCGGTAAAAGTAGTGGTCGCTAATGCCAGAGTAATGAAATTCCTGTGGTATGACGATTATAAACCTACAGCTTTTTTCGAGCGCACACTGTCGTTTTACTGCGCGGTGTGCGGAGAATTACTGGCAGACGAATTGAGCGAGCCCGAAAATTACTGCCCTCACTGCGGGCAGAAGCTTTGGTGGAGCGCTAGACAAGTTAGCCGATGGAGGTAAAAATGGACGTTAAATTGAAAACTGCGATAAAAACTATCATGAACGAATGTAGTAGCCACGACTCTTGTGGTTCATGCCCGTTTTATGAAGATTGTAGTGTGGGCGTTACCTGTGAACTGGCTCAGGAGCGTGTACCCGCTCAATGGAATATTCTTCCGGCCGATGAGTCCGCAGCTAACCCCTTACGCTCTTATGATGCCGTAAAACATCCTAGCCATTACTGCAAAAACGGTCTTGAGTGCATTGATGTCATCAAGGCAGAGATGACGCCGGAACAATACAAAGGTTATCTCTACGGCAATGTGCTGAAATATATGTGGCGCTGGCAGGACAAGAACGGTCTTGAAGACCTGAAGAAAGCAGGTCAGTACCTTGAATGGCTGCAAGAGGAGGCGGGAAAATGAAAGCAATCAACCTTGAATATCTGAAACAATTGATGGCTGAAAACGCCATGGACGTTAAGCAGCTGGCGAAAGCAGCAAACATCAACCTGCGCTCCGCAAAAGGCATTCTGGACGGCAGTGTCAGCCGCCCTACCAAATCCACGGTAACTCGTCTGGCAGACGCCTTCGGCGTTAGCGCGGAATCGTTGGTGTTTGAGGTGGAACGTGCAGCTCAGCCCCCTAAACCTGAGCCGCTCCCGGAGACGAAGACCACTGAAGCTGTTGAGCCGGATGAACCTGATGAGGTTGTTGCTGAGCGTGACCGTATTGCAGTGCGTTATGTCAAGCCTGATTTTATCCTGATCAACAAAGACAGCTTTGGCGTTAAGCAGCCGACGCTGGTGAGCACGGCAAGTATCACGTGTGTGAGCATTGACTCTAAATATCCGAAAATCTGGTACCGTCGCAGTATCGGCGACAGCAAAGAAGAGGTATTGGTTGAGGTGTTTGACGACGATGCAGCTCGTAACGAGCGTTGGGCTGCCCTGCTTGAGTTTTTATGTGTAAGAGGTATTTTTGGGTGATGTAGATGATTAATGATAGACGTCTGGCGATCAGCGTCGGCAACAGCCGCAAATCGATAAACTGGCAGAAGACCGACATGCTCTGGTCAGAGTTTGTCGAGAAACTGCGTATCCCCCAGCGCACGCCGGAGAAGCTGGAAGAGTATCTTAATATGCCTGCTGCACAGCAGGGCAGCCTGAAAGATATCGGCGGTTTTGTGGGCGGCACGCTCAGCGGTCCGCACCGCAAGGCTGATAGCGTAACGGGGCGCGACCTCATCACGCTTGACCTTGACAACATCGCCGCAGGCGAGACCGATAACGTGCTCCGCAAGATTGATGCGCTGGGAATCGCCTATGCGGTCTACTCGACACGCAGCCACGCCGACTGGAAGCCGCGCCTGCGCGTTATCCTGCCACTCGACAAGACGGTAACTGCTGACCAGTACGAGCCGATAGCCCGCAAGCTGGCCAGCACGATCGGCATCGAGATGTGCGACCCGACCACGTTTGAGGCAAGCCGCCTGATGTACTGGCCAGGATGCAGCTGTGACAGCCTCTATATCTTTGCCAGCGCCGACAAGCCCTTTATCTCAGCTGACGGCATACTGGCGCTGTACGCTGACTGGCATGATGTTACGACGTGGCCGCAGGTGCCCGGCGAGGCCAACAAGGCTAAAACGCTTCTGGCCAAGCAGCAGGACCCGACGACAAAGAACGGGCTCATCGGCGCGTTCTGCCGCACGTACAATATCTACGGAGCAATTGAAAAGTTTATCCCGCTGGCGTACACGGCGACCGATAAGGATGACCGCCTGACGTACACCGGCGGCAGCACCGTAGCTGGTGCTGTCGTATATGAGGGCGGCCTGTTTTTATACAGCCACCATGCGACAGACCCCTGCAGCGGCCAGCTTGTAAACGCCTTTGACCTTGTACGCCTGCACCTTTATGGCGACCAGGACAGCGAGGTCAAGCCGGGGATACCGACTAACAGAATGCCGAGCTTTTTGGCCATGAAGGATGCGGCGCTCAAGGATGCGGCCGTAATGACGGAGCTTAACATGGCCCGCGCTGAAGAAAACGCCGCATCCAATGTGTTTGACAAGCTTGACGGCAATACGGCCGGAGCAGCTGCCGAACCGAAGCAGGATGGCACGCAGCCGCAGGCAGAAGCAAAAAAGCCTGAGGTATCATGGATGATGCAGGCGGGACTGAGCTATGACGGCAACGGCAATCTGCGCAAGACTCGTGACAACATCATCCGTATCCTGACGTATAATCCTGCGTACAAAGGCAAGATAGCGACAGACGATTTCGCTGTGCGCGGCATGGCGCTGGGTGCGCTCCCGTGGAACACAAGCGATGAGCGCCGCATCTGGTCCGATACAGATGACGCAGGGCTTGCGTGGGAGCTGGAACGTAATTACGGCATCGTTGGCAAGGACAAGATTGATGCTGCATTGCTGCTTGTGTCAGAGGCTAATCGCTACAACGAGGTTAAAGCATATCTTAAGTCACTGACATGGGATATGCTGCCCAGACTTGATACGGTGCTGCACGATTATCTGGGCGCCGAGGACAATGAGTACACCCGCGCCGTAGCACGCAAGAGCTTCTGCGCGGCCGTCGCCAGAGTAATGACGCCCGGCTGTAAATACGACTATGTACCCGTTTTTGTCGGGCCGCAGGGCATCGGCAAAAGCACCTTTCTGGCCACAATCGGAAAAGACTGGTATTCTGACAGCTTACAGTCTTTCGAGGGCAAAGAGGCCGCCGAGATGATACAGGGCGTGTGGATCAACGAGCTGGGCGAGATGACCAGCTACCGCAAGAGCGAGGCCAACACTGTAAAACAATTTTTGTCAAAAGGCGCTGACATCTATCGTCAGGCCTACGGCCGCAGGACAGGCAAATTCCCGCGCAAATGCGTTTTCTTCGGTACTTGCAATACGTATGAGTTTCTTAACGACCTGACCGGTAACCGCCGCTTTTGGCCGGTGGATGTCGGCAAGCTTCCGCCGGTAAAATCCGTGTGGAGTGACCTGCCGCAGGAAGTCGACCAGATATGGGCGGAAGCCGTGGTGCGCTGGCTGGCCGAAGAACCGCTGTACTTTGACAAGCCGGAGATGGAGCAGATGGCAAGAGCCGAACAGGACCGCCACCGCGAGGCGAACGTAAAAGAAGGCGTTATCAGGGAGTTTCTTGACAAGAAAATCCCCGATAACTACTATGAGCTTCCGCTGAGCTCGCGCCGGACGTTTTGGGGCGGCGGCATGCAGACCGACAGCCTGCTGATCCAGCGTAACAAAGTGTGTGCGCTGGAGGTGTGGTGCGAATGCTTTGGCGGCGACGTCAAGAACATGCGCCGGGCAGATGCAATGGAGATTAACCAGATATTGGCTAATCTGGACGGCTGGGAACGTAACAGCAGCATGCGTCGTTTTGGCTATTGCGGACGTCAGAGAGGATTTGAGCGCGTGAATAAAAATACATAAAACAAGCATAAAGATACGGAATAGGTGTCAACATTCTATGCTTAAAAGGCCTTCAGGTGTCAACATTCTATCTTGAATAGTGTACGCTATTTAATCGAACGATTAAAAAATGAATGTAAAAAACGCTTAGGTGTCAACATTGAATGTTGACACCTGCGAAGAATGTTGACACCCTATAAAAATCCCGAAAGCCTTATTATACCTAGCTATATTACACTTTTATATATAGGTGTCAACATGTCAACATTATATATAAGAGTAGTATAAAATAGAGAAATACGCCATTATCTGACAATTAGTAAATTCTCTAAATCGCCTAATTCGGGTATATATATAGAAAATGTTGTTGACAATGTTGACACCTAAAAAATGAGATGCGCATTTTATGCAAAAAGGAAGTGAGCAGATGCTGGAAAAAGAAGTCGAAGCGAAACTGGTCAGAGGTGTGAAACAGCTGGGCGGCATAGCATATAAGTTTGTATCCCCCGGCAATTCAGGGGTGCCTGACCGCATAGTAGTTCTTCCGGGCGGTCGCGTCGAGTTTGTGGAGCTGAAAAGCAAGACAGGCAGGCTGAGCAGCATCCAGAAACGTCAGATTGCACGGCTGGAAAGCGCCGGGAAAAAGGTGCAGGTGCTGTATGGCGAGGATGATGTGGCCGCATTCCTGCTGAGCTGGGGGCGAGTGCTGCTTCAGGAAAAGCTGGAGGCAATGGAAAGAGGCGAGCCGTTATGATATTTTCGCCGCATCCTTATCAGGCCTACTGCATGGAGCAGCTTAAGCAAAAGCCTGCTTTAGGGCTGTTCCTCGACATGGGACTTGGCAAGACAATTATTACGTTAAGCGCCATCGCCCAGCTGAAGTACGGCATGTTTTGCGTCAACAAGGTGCTTGTGATTGCCCCCAAAAAGGTGGCCGAGGCTACATGGCAGAGAGAAGCTGAGAAATGGGACAACGTCAGTTTCCTGCGGATCTCTACCGTACTGGGAAGCGCGACAAAACGAGTAAAGGCGCTGAACACTCCGGCTGACATCTACATCATCAACCGCGAGAATGTTACGTGGCTTGTCGATTACTACAAAAACGCATGGCCGTTTGACATGGTGGTAGTAGATGAGTTCAGTAGCTTTAAAAATCACAGCGCCAAACGTTTTAAATCATTGGCAGCTATCCGGCCACACATCCGCAGAATAGTCGGGCTGACCGGCACACCGTCGCCGAACGGCCTAGAGGATTTATGGGCGCAGGTATATCTGCTGGATAGCGGCGAGCGCCTAGGCAAATATTTTACACACTTCCGCAGCCGCTATTTCGACCCGGGGCGCCGCAGCCGTGATGTTATCTACAGCTATGATGCAAAGGACGGTGCCAACGATGCAATCATGGCCAAGATATCAGATATCTGCGTCAGCATGAAAAGCGATGACTACCTGCAGCTGCCGGATATCACCTATGATGATGTACCCGTAATACTGGACGCAAAAGCCAGCAAAGCCTATGCAGAGCTTGAGCGGGAGATGGTTTTGCAGATTGGCCAGGATAAGGTTATTGACGTAACCACTGCTGCGGGTCTGTCCAACAAGCTTCAGCAGCTGGCCAACGGCGCTATCTATGACGAGGACCGCAGCTGGGTACCGGTCCATGACTGCAAGATAGAGGCCTTTATGGAGCTCATCGAGCAGCTTAATGGCAAATCGGCGCTGGTCTTCTACAATTTCCGCCACGATCTGGAGCGGCTGGAAGCGGCGCTGGCCAAAACAAAGCTGCGTGTACGCAGACTGTCCGGGCCGGAGGACGAAAAGGACTGGAACGCAGGCAAGATCGATATCCTGCTTGCCCATCCGGCTAGCGCCGCCTACGGATTAAACCTGCAGGAAGGCGGTAACCACGTCGTCTGGTTCGGCCTTAACTGGTCATTGGAATTATACCAGCAGGCCAATAAGCGACTGCATCGCCAAGGCCAGAAAGAAAAGGTTATTATCCATCACCTTATCTGCGAAGACACCCGCGACGCGGACCTTATCGAGGCATTAAAACAGAAAGACAAAGCGCAGGAATATGTGCTTGCCAGCCTGAAGGCAAGAATAGAGCGCGTAAGGTTGGAGGCACAGAAAAAATGAACAAAGACGAACTTAAGCACAAATTGAGGTCAGCGCATGTTGCGCATGAGCAGGTAGCGTCCTTGTGCGATCACCTGCAGGAGCTCCGCAGCCTGGCCATGAAGGTAACACCAAAATACGGCCCGCAGGCAGGCGGCAGCGGTGACGGGCAGAAGCTGGCCGCCAGCGTTGCAGATATAAACGAGCAGGAGGCCCGTATATCGGAAAAAATTAAGCTGCTTTGCGCAGCGCTGGAAGAGGTGCGGGCGCTTATAAACCTGCTTCCGCAGGAGCGCCCTGAAAAAACAGTCATGTATATGCGGTACCTTAACTACCGCAGCTGGGTGCAGATAGCGGCTGAGCTGAATTACAGCTGGCAGAACGTACATAAGCTTCATGGCAAAGCGTTAGCTTACATACTCAGCAAGGTTAATAGACAGGAGGAAATAAACCATGACAAATAATACGTTGTTGTCACTGAATGATAAGCTGTTTGCGCAGCTGGAGCGCTTGAGCAGTCCCGGCCTGCACGGTGATGCGCTGGAAGAAGAGCTTAAGCGTACAGATGCTGTTGTTGATGTCGGAAAAACCATAATCAGTAATGCCGATCTGATGCTTAAAGCTGCCGTTGCCTGTGACGAAAAACTTGGATCTTATTCCGGCGCCCTGCCTGAACCATTACAAGTAAGTGGCAAAGCGAAAGTATAGCCCTGAGATGGTCGCTTTTTTGCGCCAGTACGTTCCCGGGCATTGGCTGGACGAGATTGTCGCCGCGTTCAATGCACGCTTCGGGCTTGGCGTAAGCGGCAGCCAGCTAAGATGTGTAATACATGAGCACGGCATAAAATCAGAGGTCAAAAGCATGAGGCAGGGCGAAAAAACGTACCGACTGACGACACCCGAGCAGGATGAGCTTGTGCGCAGGCGCTTCCACCTTAGCGGCAAGGGCAGCTATAAAGAGGTGCAGGCGTACCTGCAATCTTTGGGCGTGGACATGACTATAGCACAGGTAAAGGGTTATTTGGCCCGTAAGCGCATTACAATGCAGGTATATGGATATTTTAAGAAAGGCTGCGTTCCTGCCAACAAAGGCAAAAAGATGCCGCCGGAAGTTTATGCTAAAGTACATCCGACTATGTTTGGGCCAGGGAACAGGCCGGCTAATTGGAAACCTGTCGGGAGCGAGCGGGTAAATATATACGGCTATGTGGAGGTCAAGGTCAAAGAGCCCCATACATGGCGCGTAAAAGCCCGTGTTTTGTGGGAGCAGGCAACAGGTGAGACTCTGACACGCAACGACCGTATTATTTATCTTGACGGCAATAAGCAAAACCTTAGCCTGGACAACTTGGCAAAAATTACGGGCTCACAGCTGGCACGGCTGAACCAGAACCATCTGATTTATCCTGACGCCGAGCTGACAAAGTCGGGTGTGCTGTTGGCCAAGGTTTTAGAGGCAAAAGGAAAAGCAATAAAACAAAAATAATAAAACCGCTAGGTAGAACAATCTACTTAGCGGTTAAAGTTTTTTGTAGAAATATTAAAATTATCTTGAAAAATGATTGACAAATAACAAGATATGTGGTATAATTAAAGCATAGAGAGGAGGGAAAAAATGGATGATAAAGACTTCTTTCAAACGTTACTTGAAAACACTGAAAGAATAGCCGTTATTATAAGCACTTACTTAGTTTTGGTCGACCACTTAAGACGCAAATAACAACGGCATCGGCTGAAGGGCGGCAGGATAACCGCCCACCCCTCAGGGGGTATTCTATCATAAATGAGGAGGATACGCAAATGAAACTTACGGATATATTCATGATTTGCTTACTGTTGTTAGCTTATAATAGAGATTATGGGTGCAAAAAAGGCATTATGGTGTGTGTAGCTGTCTACTATACTTGTAGATTATTGCAAATAATGTTTTAAAGGAGATGTTATTATGGCTGAAGAAACTAAGGCTAAAGGCACATGGGGTGGCGCACGTACTGGTGGTGGGCGCAAGAAGCTTACCGGCGACGCTGTTACCAAGCAAGTACAGTTCCGCCTTAACGCAGAGCAGGAAGCAATCGTAAAGCAGTTTGTTAAGATGCTTAAGGCAGGTGAGATTACTTTGGAAGACCTGAAAAAATAAAAGGTGCGATAGAATGCGAGTGTTTTCCGTGATATAATGTATAATGTCAATAAAAAGCAAACAGCGCACCAGCCACCGAAAATCTGAAAAAAATAAAAGAGTAGAGTAAATGCGAGTGTTATCTGTGATATAATGTATAATGTCAATAAAAGGAAAACAGAATACCAGCCATCGGGCCAGCTATAGCCTGATGGCTTTTTTATTTGTCGATGATCAGGGCGGCGGCGCAAAGAGACACACACATTTCTCCTTTGCGTTCGTCGCCATCTACATATCCGGCACGTTTTCCGCTAACGGAAAAGGTACTGTGACGGGTCAAAAGAGTTTGCGGTGCACAGAGCAGCCCGAAAATGTTCTAGTTTTGGTGAAAAAAAGTTCGATTTCCTTCAAGCACTTGACCTGTTGGAAATAAAGCTATCATATAACGCACAAGTTATAACACATATATTTTGCCGCAGAAAAGCGGAAATTCTGAAAGGTGGTGATTACATGGCGAAAAAGATTATGCCCCGAGGCTCTAGCGCTGAACTGGCATCCCTTTTAGGCTTGACTGACCGCCGTGTGCGCCAGCTGACGGAACAAGGCGTACTAACGCGGCAGGCTGAAGGGGATTATATTTATCCTGAAGCCATAGAGGAATATTACACGTATAAATTTAAAAGTGATGAGGAAGTTGACTACATGGCCGAAAAGGCCAAGCACGAAAAAGCCAAGCGTGAGATGGCGGAACTGGAGCTGCAGAAGCGCCGCAATGAAGTCCATGAAGCCGAAAACGTGCGCATAGTCATGAGTGATATGCTGAGTAATCTCCGCAGCCAGCTGCTGGGCCTGCCCACAAAGATGGCTCCTAGACTTGCTGACCGGAGTGCCGATTATATTGCCGGCGAACTTACACAGGAGATAGAGGACAGGCTGACAGAGCTATGTGAATACAATCCGAACCTGTTTAGCGATGAAGCATTGGAGGGCAACGACGATGGACAAGAAAACGGTTGAGCTGTTTAAAGATATCGCCCGCCGCAACCTTTGCCCCATCCCGAAATTGACTGTCTCCGAATGGGCTGACCGATATAGGTTTTTGTCCAGTGAGGGCTCATCAGAGCCCGGCCGCTGGCGTACTGATCGCGCTCCGTACCAGCGCGAGATCATGGACGCCTTTACGCAATACGGCGTCTGGAAAGTCATCGTCAAATCCTGCTCACAAATTGGAAAAAGCGACATCATGAATAATGTTATCGGCCGTTTTGCGATGCTGGCGCCGGCGCCTATCATGATGGTGCAGCCAACAATCGACATGGCGCAGGATTACTCTAAAAGCCGTATTGCTCCGATGATACGTGACAGCAAGGCGCTCGGTGATATCTTTAGGGACGTGAAGAGCCGTGACAGCGGTAACACGATACTGTCAAAGCTGTTTCCCGGTGGCCGTCTTATTATGGGCGGAGCTAACAGTCCTGCAGGTCTGGCATCAAGGCCAATAAAGATACTGCTGTGTGACGAGGTCGACCGCTTCCCGCTTTCCGCTGGCAGCGAGGGTGATCCGATTGACCTTGCCAGCAAGCGTATGACCACGTTCTGGGATCACGTTATGGGGCTATTTTCTACGCCCACCAACATGGGCGAAAGCCGCATAGACGACGAGTACATGGAGGGTACGCAGGAAGAATGGCAGCACTGCTGCCCGAACTGCGGTGAATACCATCTAATTACCCATCGTAATCTCACGGCGGATTATGAAAGTTATGAGGATAAGAAAAAGCAGAAGCATGTCAAGGTTAACAGCGTCAGCTGGCGCTGTCCTGACTGTGGCTATGACTTTAGCGAAATAGAGATGCACCACGCAAAGCAAAAATACGTGGCGCAAAATGCTTCAGCGCTGGGAAACGGCGTGCGGAGCTTTTTTGTTAATTGCTGGTCCAGTCCTTGGCTTAAATGGGTCGACGTTATGCAGGAGTACCTTGAGGCGAAGGGCGACCCGGAACGCGAGAAGGTTGTATACAACACGCGTTTTGGCGAATCGTATGAGCGCAAGGGTAACTTTGAAGGCCCTGAGGAATTTTTGGCAAGGCGCGAAAATTATGGCGCCGAGCTTACCAATGACGTCCTGCTGCTGACAGCGGCCGTCGACGTGCAGGACAATCGCCTTGAGTACGAGATATGCGGCTGGGGCGAGGGCGAGGAATGTTACGGCGTGCGCAAGGATATCATTTTGGGCGTGCCTGATACAAAGGCCGTATGGGATATGTTAGATGAGCAGCTGGATAGGGCGTATCAGCGTCCTGACGGTGTACGCCTGACGGTGGCGAGAACGTTTATCGACTCGGGCGGCCATTATAGTAATGCTGTATACAACTATTGTCTGAGGCATCTGAGGCGGCAGCGCTTTGCAATTAAGGGTGCCAGTACACCGGGCGTGCCCATGCTCCACAAATACTCTAAGGTTACTGTCGGTAGCAGGTACACAATACCGCTCGTGCTGCTTGGCGTGGACAGCGCAAAGCAGTATGTCATGGATAGACTGAGCATCGAGGAAAAGGGTCCGAAATATTTCCATTTCCCGCTTGATACGGATGATTTTAAGCATGGATATGACGAGATATATTTTAAGGGCCTTATCTCTGAGCAGCGTGTGCCGCACAAAAAGAACGGCCGCATTATATGGCAATGGGAGGTTATTGCCAAGGACAAGCGTAATGAGCCGCTTGACCTCAGGGGCTATAATCTGGCTTGCCTTAAGAGCATCAATCCGGATTTTGAAAAGCTAAAAACGGTTATTTCGGCCAAAAATGTAGAAAACAATGCTGTTTTTGGCCTAAAAACAGCCGATAAAACGCCCAAACCTGCTGAAAAAAGCCCCCGAAAGCCGGTTTACGGCTGCATTAAACGGGGCGGATTAGGAGGTTTGTGATGGCAAATGCATGGATGAACGAGCGTCTGCGTCAGTATATAGCTGCTGAAAAAGCGATACTGGTGGCAGGACAAAGCTATTTAATCGGCAATAGAAAACTGACCAGAGCTGATTTAGGCGAGGTAAGGGCCGAAATCAAGGCGCTGGTTAACGCCGGAGCCACAATCGACGATGTCGCGAACGTTAATCGCCGTCGAATGCGAATAATCCCGAATGACTAGGAGGAATCAAAATGGTTAGAAGAGCCAGAAATTACAAAACTAAAGCGCGCCACCCTACCAAAGGCCGAAATAATAAAAGAATGGTGAACAGCGGTTACTCAGAGGGTGGCGCCTCTAAAAGCAAAAGCACTTTAGCCGCATATAACCCTATAAAATCATCTCCACAGGCTGACGTTGACGTCAACCTTGCTACCCTGCGGGCAAGAAGCTCCGACTTGTACTGCAACACGCCGATCGGTGCGGCGGTGCTCAATACTCCGCGAAACGCTGTTATTGGTGCCGGTCTTAAGATATCGCCTAAGATCGATTACGAGGCTCTGGGCATGACGCAGGAAGAGGCAAAGGAATGGCAGCGCAACACTCGCCGTGAGTTTGCTCTCTGGGCAGATGGCGTCGACTGCGATTTGTACCGTAAGCATAATTTTTATGATATGCAGGACATCGTATACCTCAACTATCTGATTGATGGCGACTCATGGGCTGCGTTTAAATATCGTAAGCCAACGGCTAATAACCCGTATTGCCTGCGCCTGCAGCTTTTTGAGGCCAGCAGGATTTGTAACCCTGAGTCCTGCAGCAATCTAAGCCTGTTATCTTATGAGTCGGTGCTCATGACCAATGAGACCAACGGCAATACCATTATCAACGGAGTAGAGGTTGATAGCGATGGCGCTGTAGTAGCTTATTGGATCGCTAACCGCACACCTTATGACCTTGTCAACAGCGGCAAGCAGTTGACCTGGAGGCGAGTTGAGGCCTTCGGCCGTCGCACCGGCATGCCGAACGTCTTGCAGGTGAGCCACGAGGAGCGCCCGGAGCAGTATCGCGGCGTGCCTTATATGGCTCCGGTAATAGAGGTAATCAAGCAGGTATGCAGATACGCCAACGCTGAGCTGATGGCGGCCGTAATCAAGGCATATTTTGCTATTTTCCTGACCTCTAAGGACGGCGGGCCTAACGATATCCGTGATGCGCTGGATGCCTATAGCGATAAGCCATCTGGCATGAGCTATGAGGATAAACGTGAGATCCTTAACGGCATCAACCTTGATATGGGCAGCGTCAATCTGCTGCCGGACGGTGTTGATGTCAAAGCTGTTGACGGCAGCCGTACCATGTCGACGTTTGAGCCGTTTACCAGCACCTTGTTTACGCAGATTGGTGCAGCGTGCAACGTCTCAGCCGATGTCATTATGAACCGCTTCCAGGCATCGTATTCTGCCAGCCGTGCAGCGCTGATGCAGGCAGCCGCAACATTTAAGACGCGCCGCTCTTGGTTTGTCCGCGACTTCTGCCAGCCTGTATATGAGGCGTGGCTTGCCGAGGCTATCGCAATTGGACGCATCAAGGCGCCAGGTTACGGCAGTGACCCAAAGATTACCAAGGCATGGAGCCGCGCCGAATGGTTTGGCCCAACAATGGGCTTGCTCGACCCGGTAAAAGAAATCACCGCAGCTGCGATGAAACGCAAATACGGTTTTAGCACGGGCGAACGCGAAGCCGCCGAGATCTCCGGTACGGATTATGACGATAACATAGCTCAGCTCGCATCTGAGGCTTTGACATGGCAATCACACGGCATGGCTGTGCCAGTTGTTGATAATACCGGAGGTAAAGGAGGTGAGAAAAATGAGGAAGAAGTTTTGGGAGGTTAAAAATTACGCAAGCTCAGGCGCCGAAATCAAGCTTTATGGTCCCATTGCAAGCGGCCATAGCTGGTTTGATGGCGGTGACACCGTAACCGCTAACGATTTTGCGGCCGACCTCGAATCGCTGGCAGGTAAAGACGTTACTGTCCGCATCAATTCGCCGGGCGGCGATGTTTTTGCCGCACATGCAATCCATAATCAGTTAATTGCTTATAAAGGCAACGTCACTGTAGTTATCGACGGCCTGTGCGCCAGCGCCGCAACCATCGTTGCTGTTGCCGGTAGTAAAATCGTTATGCCGGCCAACGCGCTGTTTATGATCCATAATCCTGCAATCGGCCTGGACGATTATTATGGAGCTGAAGACCTAAGCAAGGTGCTCAACGCTCTTAAAGGCGTCAAGGACAGCATCATAGCTGCGTATCGCAAGCGCTGCAAGGTGTCCGCCGAGGAAATCAGTGCAATGATGGATGCAGAGACGTGGATGGGCGCTCAGGAGTGTCTTGCTAAAGGATTTATCGATGCTATTGATGGCGAGGTAAAGGCTGTGCGTAATGGTAACTCTCTGATTATCAACGGACTTAACGTTGACGTTAGCAAATTTAAAAATTTTGCTGGATTAAAAAACACTACAAAGGAGGCAGATATAATGCCGGAAAAAATGAATACTTTGGTTGATAAAGCTATCAGCTTTTTTGACAGCTTTAGCAAAAACACTGCAGCTCCTGCCCAGCAGGCACCTGCTGAAGATAATGCTGCGGCCGCCGTAGCTGCAGAGCGTAAACGCATCAATGACCTGGATGCGTATGATGCAAAAGACAATGCAATCGTAGCAGCTATGATTGCACAGGCAAAACAAAACGGCCAGACTATTGACGAGATTAAACCCTACATCGACACTGTAGAGAAAAATAGCGACAATACTCCGGCCAAAAATTTGGTGAAAGACATGATTGAGGACAACAAGGACTCCGGCGTCAACGGTATCGGCTCCAACCCCAAGGCTGATGACGAAGCTGCTGAAAATGACGCTAAAATGCTGGACTCTTTTGTCAAGGCAATGGACAATTATGGAGGTAAAAAATAATGGCAGAATTAGCAAGCACCATGGCAGGTGTAACCTATGATGAGCTCATCGGCGGTACCGCGATTACTCCGATGACTGCGAACGTGACTATCGCAAAATTAGACGCTGAAGCGGTCCTGAAACGTGGTACCCTGTTGGGCGTTGTGACTGCAAGCGGCAAGTATGCAATCGTCGACAGCACTGTAAGCACCGGCGAGCAGGTGGCAGACGCTGTGCTGGCTCACGACGTAGCTGTCGGCACGACTGACGATGTTGTTGCTACCGTATACACCCGCGGTCTGTTTAACGTATCTAAGCTGATTGTAAAACAGGCTGAGGATAATGCAGCAAAACATGAGGCTGAGCTGCGCAAGGTTGGTATTTATCTGACCGACGTACACTAAGGAGGTATAATCAATGGCTTTTAACGTAAATGATACCCGTACCATGCTGGCAGCGCTGGAACGCACCTACGCGCCCAGCACTACTCTGGTAGACACTTTCTTTCCTGACGAACGCGTTTTTACTACTAAAGTGGTAGATATGGAAATGCGCAAAGGTGACCGCAAGATGGCGCCGTTTGCGGTGCCCGGCACTAAAGGCGTTAACCTGGCACGCGGCGGATCCGAAATCAAGACCTACACTCCGCCGCTGATGAAACCTAAGCGCGTTATCAGCGTAGAGGATGTAGAGGGCCGCGGCTTTGGAGAAACTATCTACTCTACCAAGACTCCGGCAGAGCGTGCTGCTGAGCTGCGTGCAAAGGACCTCGTAGACCTGCGCAACGCATGCTATCGTCGTCAGGAGTACATGGCAGCACAACTGCTGATTAATGGCTCTTATGAGTGCAAAGGCTACGCTGACGATGGCAAGTCTCAGGTGGTTGATACCATTAATTTTGATTTTAAGCAAAAAACTACTCTGTCCGGCAGCGATACCTGGGACAACGCATCCGCTAAAATCTATGATGTTATCGGTGATGCATCGGCAAAAATCCGTCAGAATGCAGGCATTATCCCGACTATAGCTATCGTATCCGACACTGTGGTCAAGTACCTGCTGGAGAACGCTCAGCTGCTCAAATGGCTCAATGTACCGAACGCCAACAACCTGTCCCTGATGAGCATCCAGCCGCGCCTGCAGCGCCCCGATCTGATGCGTGTGGGCATGATCCAGTCCCTCAACCTTGAAATCTATTCCTACGCTGGCGGCTATGCAGATGACGAGACCGGCGAATTTAAGCCGTACATCCCGGCTGACCACGTTATTATCGGTGCTCCGAAAATTGGTCGTCGTCTGTATGGCGCAGTATCCCAGATGGAGGATGACAAAGCACTGCACACCTACGCAAGCCAGTTTGTACCGAAATACACCGTTGACACCGAGAATGACACCAGCTCTCTGGCTCTGTCCTCTCGCTGCGTGATTGTACCGGACTGGAATGACCTGTGGTGTACTATTAAAGTTAAATAAGAGGTGTAGACATGCAAGTTTTAGTTAATAAATTTGAGCTTGTGCGCGATGGAGTTACCTATAAGGCGGGCTCCGTCGTGGACCTGCCGGACGATGTGGCTGCGGAGCTGGTAGAGTCCGCGCCGAAGGAATTTGCCTATGCAATGCCCGCGCCGCTGCCAGAAGAGCCAGCAGAGCCTGAAAAGCTGGATGGCGATGCTGGTGTAACGCTTGAGGAAATGACTGTAGCTCAGCTCCAGCAATTGGCTGCTGAAAAAGGCGTTACCTTGGCCAAATCTGCTAAAAAAGCCGATATTATTGCAGCTATTAATGCAGACGAGGCAGAAGGCCTGCCTGATGTGGATGCTGCTGAGCTGGTAAAATGACACCGTTTGAGGCGCAAATAGCGCTAGATAACGAGGTTACGTTTTTAAATAACATGGAGTTTGCGGAGCTGCATGATCTGAACGGTACGGAATGCAAGGCGATTGTGCAGGATATTTCCGTGGCGCAGTCGCTTTCAGTCCAGACCGGCAAGGATGATTATTATCCCGGCGTTTATGGCAGTCAGCTGCAGGTTAACTGCCTGAAGGCTGATTTGCCTGAGGTGCCGGTATTTGGCATGCGTTTTTATCTGGATGAAAAAATGTATGAGGTTGAAAGCGTGAGTGACGATATGGGTATACTGACTATTCAGCTGGTGGCGAATGACCGATGATCAGCATTGATGCTAAAAATATGGAATACGCACAGCAGCTGTTGGGCAATGCTCCGAAGGAGATAGAACTGGCGGCGGCTAACGCTATCAACCGTACAATTACAAAGATAAAAACGCAGACATCTAAATCTATCCGCAAAAATTATCTGGTAAGCGCTAAGAATGTTAAGGGGACGCTGAATATTAAGCGTGCGTCACGCGCTAAACTGCGTGGCGTTCTTGCTTCACAAGGCAGTCCCTTGCTTTTGACAGCGTTTCGGGTACGGGCTAACAAGCGCGGACCGGTAAAGGTACAAGTACGCAAGCAAACAGGCGCTAAGGCTGTGCCGGGCTTATTCCTTGGGGTATCGCGCAAAGGTTACGCGGGAGCAATGCAGCGTACACAGCGCAAAGCACGCTATCCACTACGTATTCCTTATGGGCCTAGCGTACCGCAAATGTTTGGCTCAGAAAATGTTATTGGTGAGCTTACTCCGTTGGCAGAAGCTACGCTGAATGAGCGCTTTTTACATGAAGTAGAATATCGTTTTTCAAAAATGAAGTAAGGAGCTTATATGACTACAGTTGAACTAATGGATAATCTGGCTGAATTTTTGCGCCCTGTAGTTACCGACTACAGTACGCAGCAGCCCTCTGGCCAGCGTGAAATCAAAGTGTATGCAGGCTTTCCGCCGGCACGCATGAATGCTGACGAACAGGCGTCGTTTATCTATGCTCTTGTTACCGGGGCGCAGGACACTGCGGACGGCGATATGAGCACTGCAACGGTAGAAATTGGCTTCAGCATCTATGACAACAGCGATGCAGATGACTGGCGCAGTCTCTATAATATTATGGAGCACGTGCGCCAGCATCTTTTGAAGCATCGTCTGGTAGCGAATAGGCACCGCCTGCAGCTGCCGCTGAAGCTGGAAGTGCCGGAAGCACAGCCCGCACCGCAGTGGCAGGGCAAAATTACGGCAACTTATACTATCGGTCAACCTTATGAGGAGGACATTTATTATGGCGATTAAAAAACAAAAATCAGCAAGCGAAAAGCTGATTTATATCGGTCCTAACCTGAGCCGTGGCAGATTGCTGCAATATCAGGTTTTTATTGGCGGCTTGCCTACGCATCTTGAAGAAGAATTTGCGGCAATGCCTGCGCTGAAGCGCTTGTTTGTGCCGGTGGCAGAGCTGAATGCGGCGATGGCGCAGGCCAAACAGCCCGGCACGCCGCTCCACAAATACTACAAAGAAGCATTGGAGGTGTAAGCAATGGCATATAAACATGGCGTATATACGCAGGAGGTGCCTACAAGTATTGTCCCTGCGGTGAATAGTACCGCTGGCCTGCCTGTCGTGTTTGGCACGGCTCCGGTGCATTTGGCGACTGACCGTGCGCCTATCAACAAACCAGTCCTGTGTTATAGCTATGCAGAGGCTGTAACACAGTTTGGCTTTAGCAAGGACTTTGCAAAATATACTCTGTGCGAGGTTATTTACAGTCAGTTTGCGCTGTATAATCGCGCTCCGGTCGTTTTTGTAAACGTGCTGGATCCGAAGACACATAAAAAGACTGTATCCGACAAAGAAGTGACGCTGACTGATAAGGTGGGCAAGCTTGAGGCGGCTGTGCTTTTGGAAACCTTGAAGGTAAAAAAGGCCAGCGCTGGTCAGCCGTTGAGCGCGGGCACTGATTATGAAGCAGCATATGATGATGACGGCGTTCTGGTTATCACGGCGCTGGAGGGTGGCGAGGTAGAGAGTGCTGCGGCGCTGTTCCTTGATTATGATGAGCTGGATGCATCTATGGTAGATGCTGATGATATCATCGGCGGCGTAAGCGTTAGCGATGGCAGCGTAAAAGGGTTGGAGGTACTCAACAAAGTATTCCCCGCGGTAAACCTTGTGCCCGGCATCGTGCTTGCGCCTGGCTGGAGCGAAAATCCGACTGTAGCTGCCGTGATGAAAGCTAAAGCAGGCAACATCAACAGCCATTTCAAGGCGATTACGCTCAATGATGTACCGACTGACGCGGTAAAGAAATATACTGATGTCAAGGCATGGATGAACCAGAACAGCTATAACGATACTTCTCAAGTAGTCTGCTGGCCGCTGGTGAAGCTTGGCGATACTGTTTATCATATGTCCACGCATGTGCTTGGAGTTATGGCGCAGGTTGACAGCGCTAACGATGATATTCCCTACGAATCTCCGTCCAATAAGAGCATGCAGATCAATGGCTGCTGCTTAAAGGATGGCACGGAGGTGCAGCTGGGACCGGATGAGGGCGAATACCTGAACGGGCAGGGCGTAGTCACTGCGTTGAATTTCATTGGCGGCTGGAAATGCTGGGGCAACAGAACTGCCTGCTATCCGTCTAACACTGATCCGAAGGATGCCTTCATCTGCATTCGCAGAATGTTTAACTGGCATGCGCAGACCTTCATTCAGACCTATTGGGCGAAGGTAGATAAACCAATTAACAAACGCCTTATTCAGACCATCGTTGACAGCGAGAACATGCGCTTGAATGGTTTGACCGGGCAGGGTGTTATTCTGGGCGGCCGCGTTGAGTTCCGCGAGGATGAAAATCCTACGACTAATCTCATGGACGGCATCATTAAATTTCACACATACCTTACGCCGCCAGCTCCGGCGCGTGAAATCGAAAACGTGCTCGAATATGACCCGGCGTATTTTGAGACGCTGTTTGGTTAAGCGGGAGGTGAAATGAATGGCAAATGTACCTGAGAAACTGATTAACTTTAAAGTTTACCAAGATGGTAACGATTTGGTAGGTATTGCTGATGTGCAGCTTCCGTCTTTAGATGCTATGACAGAAACCGTCAAGGGTGCAGGCATTGCAGGCGAGTTTGACAGCCCGGTGCTGGGACACTTTGGCAGTATGGAAACCGTGCTGAACTGGCGCACTTTGGAGAAGCGTAACATTATGCTGGCAATGCAGACCGGCGTAAATCTTGACCTGCGTGGAGCGCAGCAGATTTATGACAGTGCTAGTGGCAAGTATAAGGTTGGCAACGTAAAATGCGTTGTGCGCGGCGTACCAAAGAAAACGGAGCTGGGCAAGCTGGATGTTGGCGCGACTACGGGCACCGCAAACACTATTGAAACTGCTTACATGAAAGTCACTATTGATGGCGAAACAGTTCTGGAACTGGATAAGTTCAACTATATCTGCAATATTGGCGGTGTTGACTATATGGCTGATGTCCGCGAGGCCTTAGGCATGGTGTAAAACAAAAAAGCCTCCAGCTCACGCTGGGGGCTAAATTATAAAAGTTTGGAGGAATAAAAGATGCAAGTAGTTAAATTGAATAATCCTATCATGGTCAATGGGAATGAAGTCAAGGAAGTGCAATTAGATTTTGAAGCTATCCGCGGTAAAGATTTAATTGCAGCTGAAAAGGAAGTGCGCAAAATGGGCGACACAACTCCGGCTGTGTTTCTGTCTATGGATTTTCAGGCTTTGGTAGCGGCGAAACTGATCGGCGTACCTGTTGAGGATGTTTTGGACATGCCTTCAACTGATTTTAAGAATCTGGTGCTGCCTGTGGCAAATTTTTTGCTGGGCTAGGAGTTGAAAACTCTAAGCCCATAAAAGAGCTAGCCGTAAGCTTGGCAATGGCAACATTTACTTCTGTCGAATTTTATTTAAATCTTGGCTTATTTGAAGCGTTGGAGATTGCGAAAATAGTAAATAAAAAGTCCGCTCAGGCGTGAGCGGACAAAAGGGAAAATATAAATTATTAGTCGTCTTTAAAAAAATCCTCGTATGTTTCATACAGAAATTGTATAGTTACAAAAGGAAATATTAGAACTGCGCCGAGGCCAATTAAAACAGCAATAATGTCAATCATGGTAATCACCATCCTGTTTATCAACTGTGCGATAATACGTAGACGTTGTGCCATCTGGATTGACTCGGGTGAATTTTTTTAATTTAGGAATGCTTTTCTTGTAATTGATATGCATTTCTATCATTGCATATATTGCAATGAAAATCAGTAATAATATTCCTGATACTATACCGAAGAAATAAATCATAGAAATCACCTCTAAGTACATTATATACTTTTCGCAAAAGGAGTTCAAGGCTAATGAAAGAATTTACATTTGGCTTTAAGTTGGCCGCAGTACTGGGCAATAGTTTTTCTGCATCATTTCAGCAGGCTCAAAGAAATATCACAAATACACAAAAAGAATTAAAAAATTATCAAGCAGCTTGGAAGGGTGTATACAAAGCTCAAGAACAAGGTATACTTTCAGCAAAATCGACTGCAAATGCATATGAAAGATTATTGGTCAAGTTTCAAAAACTTCCAGCATTACAAGAAAAATATGCTAAGTTGGCAACTAGTTCCATTCAATCTTGGGCGCATTTTGATTTGGCTAAAATATGGATAAATTCGTTAGTTCAAATATCTGATAAAGCAATTGCCTTTGAAAGCTCTATGTCTGATGTGAAAAAGGTTGTTGATTTTAAAACTCCGCAACAGTTCAAACAAATGAGTAAAGATGTGTTGGAACTATCAACAAGAATTCCAATGGCTGTTGATGGACTTGCTAATATAGTTGCAGCCGGGGGACAGTCAGGAATAGCTCGTGAGGATTTATTAAAGTTTGCTGAAGCCGCTGCTAAGATGGGTGTAGCTTTCGATATTACTGCTGATCAGGCCGGTGATATGATGGCCAAATGGCGTACAGCTTTTAAAATGAATCAGGATGAGGTTATTACTCTGGCTGATAAGATTAACTATCTAGGCAATACTACAGCTGCGTCTGCTCCATTAATATCTGATGTAGTTACTCGTATTGGTCCATTAGGAAGTATTGGCGGTGTAGCATCAAGCGAAATAGCTGCTTTAGGTGCAAGTATGGTTGGCTCAGGTATCCAAAGTGAGGTTGCTGCAACTGGTATTAAGAATTTAATTCTAGCTATGGTTAGTGGAGAAAGCGCTACCAAGTCGCAGGCTAACGCTTTTGCACAGATTGGATTAAACGCTACCGATATGGCTTCCGCTATGCAAAATGATGCTAAAGGTGCAATATTAACCGTATTAAAGGCTATCGAGCAATTAGCACCAGAAAAAAGGACGGCAGTAATGGCTGACCTATTTGGAAAGGAAAGTCTTAGTGCAATTGGACCTTTACTTTCAAACCTTAGCGGTCTCGAATCTAATTTTGCTAAAGTAGGCGACAGTACAAAGTATGCTGGTAGCATGGAAAATGAGTTTTCTACAAGAAGCCAAACGACTGCAAATAGTATGCAGCTTATGAAAAATCGTATAGATAAGGCGCAAATCCAAATGACGTCAGGATTATTACCAGTGATAGCTGTGGGAAGCGAATATTTAGGTAAATTTGCGACAACCATAGGAGATGTTACTGAAAAATATCCTGGATTAACAGGAGGAGTTATAGCTTTAGGCTTAGGATTGGGTGGAATGTACATTACAGTTAGCTTTGCTACTGCTGCTTTTAATACGGCTAAAGCTGCTATTGCTGGGTATGAACTAATTACTAAATCAGCCAAGAATTCTACTATGCTTTATAATGCTCAAGCAAAAGGCATGGCGTTTTTTACTAAGCTGGCCGCAGGTGCTCAATGGCTTTTGAATGCATCTCTGTGGGGCTGCCCAATTCTAGTAATAGCTGGAGCTTTTGCAGTGGCGGGATACATTATTTACAAAGATTGGGATAAAATAAAACAGTTTTTTGTCAGCCTTTGGGACAGTCCAACAGCTAGAACGATTATGTTTATCACAGGTCCGATCGGCTGGGCGATTGCTGCTGGAACTGCGCTTATTGCCAACTGGGATACAGTTAAGCAGTGGTTTATAACATTGTGGGACAATCCTGCTTTAGCATTACAGCAGTTTGTTGATGGTATCAAAGCTAAATTTACTGATGCGTTTACTTGGGTACAGGAAAAATGGCAGGCAATAAGTGATTTTATTTCAAAGCCTATTTTTGGCAAAGTAAACATCACGGCTCAGGGCAACAGCAGCGATGTAGCGCACAACGCCAGCGGCGGCATCTATGGCAAGGGCGCCTTCCTGACAACCTTTGCTGAGAATAGTGGCGAGTCAGCCATCCCACATACCACTAATGCGCGGAATATCGGCCTGTTGGCGGAAACAAACCGTATCATGGGAAATCCGCTGGGTGGCGGTGGCAATATTACTGCTACGTTCGCGCCGAACATTACAATTCAAGGTGGAGGCGATGAAGGTAAAATCCGCGAAGTGCTGGAGCTTGAGATGGCAAAGTTTAAGAAGATGCTGCAGGAGTTGCAGAACCAGCAGAGGAGGGTAAGCTATGCGTAAATTGACTTTAACGCCTAAATAGTGTATAATATTGTAACCAAAAATGAGCATTTTATTACATTGGGAGGTGCGTAACATGAACGAAAAATTTCAGTATTTGGTGGACGATTTACGAAAAGCTAATAAAGAAATTCGTTTTCGTGATAGCACCGAAG